GGATTGTTTAAGGGAAGAATTAGACACTAATTTAAGCTGCTTTATACAAAACAAAGAACCTACAATACAACTACCTAAAGATGATAAATTAATCAAACAATTATCAAGTAGAAAATTTAGTATAGATAGTAACGGAAAGATACAAATAGAACCTAAAAAGGAAATGAAGAAGAGATTAGGAGAATCACCAGATAGAGCAGATGCGGTAATATACTCATTTGCAGAAAATAGCAATACTGATTTATCTTTATTGAAAGGAGGGAGCATATGGGGTTAATAAAGAATTTAATGTACAAATTTGGAGCTGTAGGCGAAATGATGCGAACCGCAGGAAGTATTGGCCAAACATATACATTAGACAGTACCAAAGTAGACTATGAACTAGCTAGGAATCTATACCAAAATAAAGATGATAGATATAAGCTAGGTTCAAGCTTCGTTAGACCTATCATAAACAGTTCCGTTGGATTTATGGGTATTCCTAATTTCAGTATAGAAGATGAAAGCGCACAAATAACTTTAGATGAGTTTGCATTAGAGAATACTTCTAAGATGTTAAAAACACATACCAACGCTACTAAGCTAGGAGATTGCTATATTTGGTTGACTAGGGAAGAAAGAGAGAATCCTTTATATCCAGACAAGAAAACTAGAATAATATATAACTTTATACCTCCAGAAGAAGTAAAAGACATTATAATAGATCCAGTTACAAAAGAACCAAAAGCTTATCTCTTAGAGAGTAAACAGGAATGGGAAGATTTAGACGGAACAAAAAGAAGCGCAACAATAAAACAGACTATAACTGCAGATAAAAGAATCATAGATATACAAGGAGATTCAATAGATGATTTAGAAAGTGGAGATCAAGATAATACTTGGGGATTTATTCCGATCATCCACTTTAAGAATGAGCCAGATGAAACTATGAAACATGGACAGAGTGATATAGAACCTATAGAGCCTTTGATGAAAGCTTATCATGACGTTATGTTACATGCTTTAAAGGGAAGTAAAATGCACAGTACTCCTAAGTTAAAATTGAAGCTTACAGATGTTGCCGGATTTCTTAGAAACAATTTCGGTATAGAGGATCCTGTTAGTTATATTAAAAAAGGTGGAAAGATATCTTTAGAAGGACAGGAATTATTACTATTAAACAAGGAAGAAGATGCAAGCTTTGTTGAGGTATGCAGTGCTACAGGTGATGCGCAAGTACTATTAAAGCTATTGTTTTATTGCATCGTAGACGTATCTGAGACACCAGAATTTATATTTGGAGTACATACACCAAGTGCTTTAGCTTCTGTTAAGGAACAAATGCCAATCATGGTCAATAAGATAAGACGTAAGAGAGAGCAGTTTGTAGAGCAATGGCAGTTACTTGCTAGAATGGTTTTAGTTATGGAAGCCAAGAGTACAGGCTTAAATTACAAAAGCTATAATGTAACTATAGGATGGGATGAAATAAACCCTAGTGACGATAAAGAATTAGCTGAGACACTTGATAAACTTACTAGCGCAATGGATAAAGCTTTAGATGGTAACTTTATTAGTGAAGAATCAGCTGTCGACTTCCTTTCAAAATACATAGATACCATGAATAAGTATATAAGTGATGATCCAGAGATTATAGGGGAGCGAGAAAGAATAATAAAAACTAGAGTACTTAGACAGAGATTAGAAAACTCAGCAGATTTGATTGATGAAATAGATGAATTTGGTGAGAATAATGAATAATTTTGATAGGATATTAGAAATTGCACCGAAGTATTATAGACTAGCAATAGAAACAAGAAAGAATTTTATTAAACTAAGACTCAAGCAGGATGATGAATTAAGGGAATTGTATTTCTGGATAACTAAAAATATAACTAGAGAATTAAAGAGATACGGTCATATAGAATTTAAAGAAAAACAACTTAATGAAATATTAGCTACTGTAGAGATTGAAGCAGACTTATTAAATCAAGAACTAAAAAAGAACTTTAAAAAGTACCTTAAATCCAATATTGATAATGCAACAGACTACTCTAAAGCTATATTGTTAAGTGGAATTGATAAAGCTGATATATTTAAGGTAAATAAAGAGACAGTTATCAAAATGTATAATATCGTAAATACAAATGCTTTCTATTCATATGAAAAGAAGTATAAGTTAGCTGATAAGATTTGGGAAAAGTCTAGGAAGTATAGAGACACAATAAATTCTATATTAGATGTATCTGTATTAGAGGGCAAGGATTGTACAAAGGTTGCTAAAATGTTGGAGACTTATGCAAGAAAGGGTAGAAAGACATTTGTCGATAGCTACCCGAACATGATTAAAAGAATTGGAAATAGAGTTCCAATCGGTTTAAATTATGAGTCCTTGAGACTAGCTAGAACAGAAATGACTAGAGCTTATGGTGAAGGTGTTAAGGCTGCAGCAATGATTAATCCAGGTACAAATGGAGTTAGATATATATTATCACATGCACATCCTAAGTTTGACATATGCGATGAGAAGTGCGAATGTGATGATTTTGGTATGGGATTTGGTGTGTATCCTATAGAACAAATGCCAGAATATCCATTTCACCCGAATTGTTTATGTATTATGATGCCAGTAATTGAACCCCCAGATGATTTAGTAGATAAATTATTAAGATGGAATGCAGATCCACAAACTGAGCCAGGCTTAGAAAGCTGGTATCAAGATGTTTATTTAAACTATATAGCTTAGAATATAAGACATTCAAGGTGTCTTTTTTATTGTTAATTTTGAAAGGTGGTGAGAGTAATGATAAGTAAATTAGCAGTTGGAGAAATGAAAGAAATAGAAACTATAGGGGAAATGGATTCAGTTAATGCCTTTATAACAAGTATTAAACCAAGCGATATACCTTTAGCTGCGGGAGTAGATGTAGAAAAGCTAAGAGCTGCAGACGATGATCCATTAGAGGTAGTTGTAGAAATACCAGCTACTAAATCTAAAAGAGGTTGGAACTACACAAAAGAAAGTTTAAAAGACATTGTAGATTATACAAAAGCGAATACTTTAAATGGCTTTCTTGGTCATCAGAAAGCTGAAGATGTATCTACTCAATTTGTTCCGCCAGTGACTCACTGGATTGGTGCAGAAATGAGAGGGGATAAAGCTTATTTTAGAGGTATGATAGATGCAGCGGCCAAAGATTTAAAGCGCTGGGTTAGGACAGGAAGAATACAAGAAGTTAGTATATTTGGTTATCCGAAGTTAAAGAAAGATAAGACTTCCGGGGAAATGGATGTAGTAGGCTATGATCCATTAAGCATAGACTGGACACCGCTTCATAGGCCAGGAATGCCAACCAGTATTATTGGTATGGAAATGGAAGATAAAAACAAGGGTAAAGAAGGAGGGAATGAAGATATGACATTTGAAGAGTTAATGAGTAAGTTAAAAGAATTAATAAAAGATGGAAAAGCAAGTAAAGAGGGAATAGCAAAATCTCTAGGATTAAAACTAGAAAAAGAAAAGGACCCAAAGGGTGGAGATGACAAACAAAATAAGAGTGATAAGACTTCTGGAGAAATGGATGAAGTAATAGAAAAAGCTATGAAGTTGTTTGAAGAGCAAAATAAAACTAAGCAAGTTGAAACAATAGATACCTTAATTAAAGAAAAGGTAACTGGAGAAATGGCTCAAGGATTAGTTAAAAAGTTTTTAAAAGTAGATGATGATGCAGATAAAGATGTTATAGCTGGAGAAATAGATGCAGTTTTAAATGATGAGCTAATCAAAACTATAATATCTAACCAACATCTAGATGTTGGAACTGGAACAGGTGGAGCAGGAAACAATTCAAGTTCATCGCTAAAAGTTAAGAAAACTAGAATATAAGGAGGTAGTAAAATGGCATTTAAAGGACAACCAACACCAAGTACTATTTTACCAGTTAGAAGATCTAAGATAAGTGATGGTAAAGCTGTTAGAGTTAAGGCTACTAAAGCAGTGCAGGCTCAAAATTTCTATCATATAGATGGATTCTTTGGAGTGGCTTTAAAGGATGCTGAAGCAGGAGAAGAATTAGAACTACAAATAGAACAAGCAGAATATGAAACAGATAATATAGTAACTACAGAAACATTTAATACAGGAGATTTAATCTATTGGAATAAGACTAAATTTACTACAACATCAACAGATAATAAATTAGTGGGAAGAGTTACAGCAGGAAAAGACTCTAACAATATAATTTGGTTTATATTGTTACCACAAGCATAGGAGGGAGATAGTATATGTTTAAAATAGTGAGTCAAGAGACTTTATTAGAGGATAAAAGAAAAGCAAATATAAAGGAAAGTATTCCTTTTATGGTAAATGGACAACAAGATTATGCAGAAAAAAAATTAGTAAATGGAGAAATGGAAACACTTGAGCTTAATAAACCGTTAGGTGAAATGATGTCTTATGGATCTACTTCGAATATGAAGGACCTACTTAGAAAAGTTGTCCTTGATGTAGAGCTAGGGAGAGAGCAAGTTCAACTTGTATATGGTCCAATTTATGATAGATTATCTGATCCTAATTTACCGCAAGTATTAGATGCTAAGTGGGCCTTACATGGGAATTGTGTATTTTTAGAACACTTAGAAGGTGGAGAAATAAAATTCGGTTCTATTAACGCAGAGCATGGACCAATTGCAAGAATATTAACTTATGCAACAGGTTTTGAGTATACAAAGCAAATGATAGATTTTAACGAATCTTTTAAACTGGAAATTCTTAATAAGTCTATGGGCGAAGCATATAATGCTTTATTAAACCACATACATTTATATCCTATAATTGGTTACTCTTATAAAGCATCTAATAAGACTGCATTTAAAGGAGAAGCAGGAGATCCTGAATGGTTAGGAATCTGGAAAACTCTAAAGGCTGCGAATAAAGCTGCTTCTATTGCAAAAAGACCTGGTGGAGTTTTACTAGCATCGACAGCAGATAAAGACGATATTGAAATGGCAATCAAAGGAGGACATCAATTAAATGGAAGTATGTATCCTTCTATAAATGGGATTTCAACAATAATATATTATGATGGATGGGATGTATCAGTTGGAAGTAAGTCATACAATTATCAAGGGGTTGAGCCAGGCAAGGCATATTTAATAAGGCCAAAGAGAGGATTTAGAGAGCTTATTAAAAGAGATCTAACTACAGAAAGTGGAAATCCAGACTTATCAAGATTAGTAGAAAATCAAATTGTAGGTTATTGTTATAGAGGTGTATTTGCTGCAATAGAAGAAAACGTACAAGAAATAAGCTTTAAATAAGCACTCATAGGAGTGTTATTTTTATGCAATAAATGAGGTGATTAAATGACACCAACGCCAGAATTAATAACAAGGCTAAGAGTATTAATTAATGATAGGGATAAAGAAACCTTCACAGATGAAGAACTGGAGGGATTTCTAAAGGAAGCAGATTGCATATATTGCGCTGCTTCTCAAGCTTGGTTAATAAAAGCTATGACATACGAAACTACAGTAGGTGAGAATTATGAGTATAAAACAGGTCAGGAAAGCTATAAACGTTCTAATATAAAAGATATGGTATCTGTTGCTTATCAAAACTCTGATAAATTTAAGGAGCTTTGCACTAATAAAACAAGTGCAAATACAGGCTTTATATTAAAAATGGATACGAGGATTGACATATGATTAATCCTAAAAGACGTAAGAAAGACATATTAGAAAATATAGCTATAAACCCTACAACCATAAGTATAAAACAGACTAAAAAAGTTGTTATTAATGGAGCTTATGATGAAGTTGAATCGGAAATCATATTTGAAGCTAGGATATTTGCACAAAAGAATCCAGATTTAAAAGTATCTAGTGACACAAAGGGTACAGCTTATTCAAGTAAGACCTATGGAATGCTTGTAGATAGTGGAGTGGAGCTTTCTGTTAGCACTAAAGAAAGAATAGAATTTAATTGTCCTTATGGGAAAATGAGAATTATAGAAGTATATCCCCAGATTGTAAAAGGGGTTCTTTGTGGTTATCAGTGTGACTTAGAAAGGATTGATTAACATGAGTATATTTGAAGAAATAAGCCAGGACATAGAAAGAAAAAAGGCTGGAATGTTTATTCTTTGTAGTAGTTTCGCTCAAATGTTAGAGGGCGAAGCGAAAGCTAATGCAAAGTGGAAAGATAGGACCGCCCACGCTAGAC